GCGTATTAAATCTGTGGAAGTCTTTGAACACGCCGGCAATTCTGCTACCTACGAAGGATGAATAGTTTAGAAAAAATCTGGGCTCGGGCGACCGGGCACTTAATGGGCAGTACTGATGAGGATAGACCGGATGTGCCTATCCTTACTGTTAAAGAGGCTCGGATAGCTTTGTTTCTAAAAACTTTTTGGGTAATTATTCATGTAGTCACTTGTCTGTTTATTATTGCCAATGTCATAAGACACTGGTAAATAATAATATGCACACATTTTCAATTAATCATATCGAAGCCAGCAATAAAAATAAAATATTTTTAATCGCTGGCCCTTGTCAAATCGAAAGCCAAGAACACGCTCAGCATACTGCAGGCTCAATCAAAGAGATCACCGACGCACTCAACATCGGGTTGATTTATAAAAGCAGTTTCGATAAGGCAAACAGATCTAGTATAAAAACAAAAAGAGGAATCGGTATTGACAAAGGTCTTCAAATATTGAATTCTGTCAAGCACGTTTTCGGAATTCCTATACTAACAGACATACACGAATGTTGGCAAGCAGAACTGGTTGCCGATGCTGGTACAGATGTTTTACAGATTCCTGCATTTCTATGTAGGCAAACTGATTTATTATTAGCTGCAGGTAACACAGGCAAAGCTGTTAACATCAAAAAAGGTCAATTTTTAGCTCCTCACGATATGAAGAATGTTGCAGAAAAAATCGTCAGCACGGGAAACGAACGTGTGATGTTATGTGAAAGGGGATACACTCATGGATACAATAATTTGGTTGTGGATATGCGTAGTTTACCTATTATGGCAAGCACCGGGTATCCAGTGGTCTTTGATGCCACTCATAGTGTTCAACAACCTGGAGGAATGGGAACGGCATCAGGCGGAGACCGGAGTATGGTCCCTTACTTGGCGAGAGCTGCTATAGCCACAGGATGTGTTGCCGGAGTATTCATAGAAACTCATGAAGATCCTGATAATGCTCCAAGCGACGGTCCTAATATGATCCGTATAGATAAATTAAAAGAACTATTAGAAGAATTGGTAGCTATAGATGGAATTGTCAAAAGAAGAACGCAGACGACTTAAGGCAGAAAAACGTGCAGAGAAATTAAATCAGCAGACTAGCGTTCCGGCTGAAGATGATAAAGTCACGGTTTTGTGCGTAAGATTCGGGAATAGGTACGGTAGGGAATATGTCGAACGCCTAAGAAATATGGTGGCCAGACATCTTTCTGTACCATACGAATTCGTATGTCTAACAGACGATAGGCATAATATAGAGGGTGTTAGATCCATATATCAACCTCCAGGACCATACAAAAAACTTTGGTGGCACAAAGTCCATATGTTTGATTCTAGGTTGCCAGTTCACGGCAGGATTTTATATTTTGATCTTGATGTAATCATACACGCAAATATCAACAGATTAGTAACAAATTTAGGCAACGGATTTTACGGAATACAAGACTTTAACCGAAAATTCTATGCGAACTGGAAGATTGTTAATAGTTCTGTGATGTCTTGGCGACACGGCTCACAATCAGAAATATATGAGAAGTTTATGATAAATCCCAGTGAAGCCCAGAGATTACAAGGCGATCAAGATTGGATCTATAAAGTAAGCTTTAACAAAATAAAATATTGGCCCACGGAATGGATTATGAGTTACAAATGGGAAATTCGTAAACGAGAAGAGTTAGTCTATGAAAAAGGTAAACGGTTTTTCAAAGATGTACAAGATAATCTCAACATAGATCCACAATGTTGTGTTGCAGTATTTCACGGTGATCCCAAACCTCAAGACGTTAAGGACAAATTTGTTGTTGACAATTGGTGTTAGAAATAGTATAATGTTACTATGACTAAACGTATAGGCTTTGCCTGCAAATGGATCGACCGTCCCGATCAAGTAGACGGTATTAAACCCAAAGACGACTGTAAAATCTATAACACAGGTTCCACTACTGTAGCCTGGTTAAATAGACAAACCAAGGATGCGGCCGTAGAAAAACTATGGTCGTTGATGAAACAAAATATTGAATCGTGCCGCTTACTTGTAGAACGAGTAGGAGGTTTAGATGAAAATCTTAGAATGGTACGACTCAGCAGCGATATACTTCCTGTATACACTGAGCCTACTTGGAGCTGGTTTTGGCGGACTGCCGATGTCAGAGCCTATGCAGAAAGAGAATTCGGAAGAGTGGGAGATCTGGCTCGCTCGCGTGGTGTTCGGCTCAGTTTTCATCCTGGGCAGTTTACTGTGCTTGCTTCTGATAATCCAGATATTGTAAATAGAAGTATAGAGGAGTTTGAATATCATGTGGACATGGCTCGATGGATGGGATTTGGTAGGACGTTTCAAGACTTTAAAATTAATGTTCATATCGCTGGCAGACAAGGCCCAATGGGAATCGTTGCTGCGTTGGCTCGCATGACTCCCGAAGCCCGCAACACACTGACTATCGAAAACGACGAAATTTCGTGGGGCACTGATGCTAGCTTAGAGTTAGTTGATCATTGCGCCTTGGTGTTAGACATACACCATCATTGGATACACACAGGAGAATATATTGAAGCGAATGACGACCGTGTTAAAAGGATTATTGATAGTTGGCGCGGTGTGCGTCCTGTCATACATTATAGTGTTTCACGGGAAGACTGTCTTATTGGCCATACCGGACACCAACGCCCCGATCTTCGGACGTTACTAGAACAAGGTCATAAAAAGGCAAAACTCAGAGCACACTCTAACTTCTACTGGAATACAGCAGTAAACGAATGGGCTCTGAGTTTTAGGGATAACTTCGATATTATGTGCGAAAGCAAAGCTAAAAATTTAGCTTCGTTTGCACTCTACGAAGAGGCTCAAAAGATTATTGAGCCTTTGGCCTGCGACCGCGAGTTGCTGCTTTCTTAACAGTTTCTTTGGCTTTGGTAGCTGCCAGCTTTGCACCTGCCTTAGCCTTTTCTTTTACTACTGCTACGTCCGCGGCATCTACTTTTCCGTCCTTGTTAACATCGGCAGTGGCTTTGACACCTTCTACTACGTTTTGGACAGCAGCCTTAGCGTCAGCTGCATCAACTTTGCCGTCATTGTTTACATCAAACCCTTTCGATGAACGATTGTAATAAATGAAAGCGCCGATTACTACAGCGGTAATTGCTAAAAGTACGATTTCCATAGGTTTTTCTCCTTGTGGTTTATTTATACGGTAAATATAAGTATGCTACATTTTATTAAAAGTTTAAAAGAAGATTCAGATAAACGTGAAATTTATCAGGACAAATTAAAGTTCGCCAAAAATGAACTAGAACCTGTGATGAGCGAAGCTACTGTCAAATATCATTATGATGGACTAGCTGCCAAATACTCAGAGAGATACAATAAGGGAGAAGGTGATGCAGATTTTAACTATGGTGGTGCTGTTCTACACAATCTATTTTTTAGCAATTTGGCCCCTCCCAGAGCTGCAAACAGACCCGCGGGGATCAGTAAAAGTATCATAGACGAAAAATACGGCAGCTTTGATAAGTTTAAAGCTGAAGTAGAAAAAACTGCTATGTCAATACAGGGCAGCGGTTGGCTATATATGGATGTCAGTGGTGAAATAAAAACCATACGCAATCACGAATATAAAAAGACTATGAAGATTGCACTGTTGATAGATTGGTGGGAACATGCTTGGGCCCTGGATTATCAACAGGACAAAGCCAAATACCTTAACAATATTTGGCGTATCATCAACTGGGAAGTTGTTGATATTCGACTACAAGGAGCGTAAAATGTTAGATACATTATTTTGGGTAGCAGTAGGTGCATTCGTTGGTTGGAATTTTCCGCAGCCTTTTTGGGCTAAGATCATCCAAGAAAAGATCCAAACTATGATCGCTAAAAAATAAGGACACAGTATGGCGTATTCAGACAAGGTTATTGATCACTACGAGAACCCTCGCAATGTAGGTAGCTTTGACAAGAATGATCCGGAGGTGGGCACCGGTATGGTTGGTGCTCCTGCCTGCGGTGATGTAATGAAGCTACAGATAAAGGTTGACGATGCTACAGGTATTATTACAGATGCAAAATTTAAAACGTATGGCTGCGGCTCGGCGATCGCGAGCTCAAGCCTTGTCACAGAGTGGCTCAAAGGAAAAACCCTTGAACAAGCCGGAGAAATCCGAAACAGCCAAATCGCAGAAGAGCTAGCACTGCCTCCTGTTAAAATCCACTGTAGTATTTTAGCAGAAGACGCTATAAAAGCAGCAGTAGCAGATTATAAAACTAAACATGATATCGCTGACACCACTAGCATCTGACAAAGTTAAAACTAATCTACAACGTAGAGGCAAAGGTTACGGCATCAAAGTAGGAGTAAAAACCACAGGATGCTCCGGGCTTGCATATGTTCTTGAATATGTAGATAACCCCTCGGAAGAAGATATGAGTTTTGTTAGCGAAGGGGTTCATGTATTTGTAGATCCAAAAGCACTGCCTTATGTCAACGGTATGACTATGGATTGGGTTCGTAATGGACTTAACGAAGGATTTGATTTTGTCAATCCAAATGAGCGTGATCGCTGTGGTTGCGGAGAAAGTTTTAGAATTTAGATACCGGCCAATCTATTCCTGCAGGCATATCCCATATTTTTTTGCGTTCAACTCCTTTACGTTGAGCAAATTTTTTTGCATCACAGCTTGAACAGCAGTGAAAATAATTATTGTTTAATCTCTTACTCTGGATCTTTTTAAGAGATCTTTTAAAAATTTCGTCGCAGTTATCACATCTAAAGACCGCTAAGGTCTTTTTTCTTTTATATCTGTGCTCTACACCTAACTTGCTGGTTCGAATATATTCGGTCGATTCTATTTCTGTTTTAAGGAACATATCAGTATTTACATTAGGCTTATAAAATTTTGGGCTAAATACATAGAAATTCATATTCTTAGGAATTATTATGGCAAGAAAATCGATTGATATAGGTACGCTTGGTAACGACGGAACCGGAGATAGTATTCGTGATGCGTTTCGCAAAGTCAATGACAACTTTAGAGAACTCTATGGTTCGTTAGGACTGGGAGAAAGATTATCTTTTACTGGTCTAGATCAAACACCAAATTCGTTTCAAGGACAAGATAATAGAATTTTAGCTGTCAGCGAAGAACAAGGTGGACAGGTAGTTTTTAAATCTATCGTTGAAGGAAGCGGAATTAGTATCAATAATACTCCGTCTGCCGTTACCATATCTTCATTGTTTTCTGCTATATCCGGCGATAAAAATCCACAGTTAGGAGGAAATCTATCAGCACAATTTGGAGCTGAACAATATCGAATTCAGGACTTGGTCACTCCTATTACCAGTGATGAAGCAGCAAACAAAAGCTATGTAGACACCAAAATAGCTTTAGCAGGAGTTGAAGCTGTAGATCCTGCATCCGGTACTGCTACTTCGGCGTTTGGAAGAATGACCGGGCCATTGATTTTATCCAGAGATCCAGAACCCGACGACGATGAAACCTACAACGGATTAATCGCAGCAACTAAACGTTACGTTGACGCTTCTGCTTTTGGTAGTGTCGCTAACCTATATGTAGCGATTTCTGGAGAAGATTCCAGAGTTGGTGTATCAAATGCCTTGCAAGGACGAGCTCTTGCTTATGCTTATAGAACATTAGAAGCAGCACTGAAAAGAGCTGAAGAAATCATAAACGAAAGTCCTTTAGAAATCGGACCTTATAAGAAAGTACTAACATACAATGACGGAGCTGATTTCTGTTACCTAACCAATATCAGCACTTCTCCGTTGTCTGGTTCAGGTTTTTCGGGAACAACTTTTGTCAGCATAGATGAGATAGCCATACATTTTGGTGGAGCTAACTATGCCATAGGTGATATCCTTACCGTTTCAGGAGGAGCCGGCTTTCAAGCAAGATACGAAGTTTTAGATGTAGATGCATTTGAAGGCAGCGGCGGTCGCGGCCCGATATTGTCTATAAAACAATTAAGTGCAGGAAAATACAATGTAATCCCTGGCAGCGTTATAAGTGGTTCAGTAAGACTTACTACTACCGCAACAAACGCCGGCGGAGGATCAACCCCAGGAAGCGGTGCAACATTCAATGCAACCTTTAATGTAAACAGCGTAGAAATTGATGCAGGCGGAGCAGGATCCGGTTATACTTTGGTTTCTGTGAGATTTGTAGGAGGCGGTGGCAGCAATGCTTTCGGTACTGCAACTGTAAATCAAGTAGACGGTAGTATTGATACTCTAACAATAACTAGCAGAGGATCCGGATTTACAGCTATCCCTACCTGTGTGGTAGATTTGCCGAGATTTTTAATCTTTACCAACGGGCAGCGAACCGACTTCACTGGCGATGTGTTAACCGGTACACCAGAAGCTGTCCGCGGAAGAGATATCAGAGAAGGTTTATATCTGTTTGGAGAAACCTCGGGCGCTCTTGCTCAGATTCTAGCACACACAGGAGCACTTGACGGAACCTCTGAATTTGGAAATTTATCTGAGGTTTTCGATGTAGATATTATCTACGGAGCGTTTGAGGTAAACGAAAGAATCTCTTATGGCGATATCAGCAGAAATACACAAGTAAGTATTTTTGTAGAAAGTGGCATCTACGAAGAAAACCTACCACTTAAGATTCCTCAAAATGTTGCTGTGATTGGAGATGAATTTAGAAGAACGATAATAAGACCAAAAAAAGGTTTTAGCAGCAGTCCTTGGGCCTTGATCAACTTTAGAAGAGATAGGACTGTAGATGGTCTAGCTACATCAGATAGATTGTTCGGTTATCATTATTTAGAAAATTCAGACAATCCTATATATCCTATAGTAAACAATAAAGGGTTCTTCAACAGTGCTGCAGAACTTTTAAGCCTGAACAAGCTATTTTTACAAACAGAAGTAATTGCTTGGATTGATCATCAAATAGAAGAAAATATTGCACCTTTTACAAGTTCGTTTGTATACGACAGTGAAATATGTAAAAGGGATGTTGGACTAATTATCGATTCTATGATTTTCGATTTAAAATACGGAGGATATAATCGCACGGTTTCGGCCGCGTTAAAATATTATAGTAATGCCAGCGGCTTAATTGCTATCGGTGCGCAACTATCAGAAACTATTGCCGGAATCGAAAGATTAGAATACTTAGTTCAAAGAATAATACAAAACATAACTTTACCTGCTGAACAACAGTTTAGCACAGCTACACAAATAGCCGATGCAGCATATCAAGCAGAAAGAGGAGCAGGTGCTTTACCTAGAAACATCAGTACCGCCTCACAGGCTAATCCAGTAAGATTAACATTCACAACAAATCACGGTTATGCAGACAAAGAAAAAATTGACGTAAGTGGTATCGCTGCAGGAAGTATGACCGAACTTAATGGCAATACTTATTATGTCAAAACTGTAGCAGGTTCTCAAAATAGAGTAGATTTATATACAGACTTCGATCTAACCACCACTGTAAATGGAACAGGATTTTCTGCCTATGTTCCCGGCAGCGGTGGCACCTCTACTCCGCAAGGAGGAGCTGTTGGTATACTGATAGATGTGCTGATTGATATTATTGAAAATACTCCCAGCAATCTTCCAAAAAGCAATGACGAACTTGATATATTTTTATGTAATGATGCAGTGATTGTTCGTGCGATGACCTTGCAGGGTCACGGTGGATTTGCTTTGGTTCTTGATCCGGAAGGGCAGATTCTCGCTAAATCCCCGTATGCTCAAGAAGGAGCGGTATTCAGTCGAAGCACAGGATATAAAAAATTTGCAGGAGGTATGTTTGTTGATGGTTTTACAGGAAATTTACAGTTCCGTATTACTAATACTATAACTTCTACTAGATTAGCAATTACAGGATTGCTACGTCCTCCTCAGTTACCGTGTTCTTTTATTGTAAATGATCAAGTATATAGAATCAATTACATCAGACAATATATATTCAACCCGGCAGGATCAACAGCTCAATTTGAGCTAGACGAAACTACTCCATTTAGTTTATCTTACGGCGCACAGACCTTTACATTTACCAGCCCAGGTACCATAGCAACAGTTAACAAAACCGGTCACGGACTGCAAAGTGGGGCCACAATAAGATTCGCTATAGGAGCAGGCGGAATTCTGCCTACTGAGATCACAGCAGGTCAAGATTACTATGTGTTATTAGGTGGTAAAACAGCAAATACATTTAGATTTTCCGATGAACCAGATGGCGATCCTATAGAAATATCAGGCAACGGTTCTGGAACATTAACCTACGAAAGAGTTTACGAAGTATTGATGCCAGGAAATCGATCAATGCTGAGCAATGACTTTACCCAAGTTAATGATATGGGATACGGACTTATCGCAACCAATGGAGGATTAACTGAAGCTGTATCAATGTTTACCTATTACTGCCATATCTCCTATTATTCGATAAATGGCGGTCAAATAAGATCTATCGGAGGTTCTAGCTCTCACGGTAACTTTGCTTTAGTGGCGGAAGGCGCTGACCCCTTAGAAGTACCTACTCCAGTATCATTGTATCACGAACTGTCACAAAGATTTACAGTGGTAGCGAGTCCTAGTCAATACGCCAATAGAAAAAGTAGTACTG